AATGAATTTGGTATTTTAATTTTAATTGCCATACTATTATAACGTATTTTATTTAGTTTTTTATTTGAATAAAGGTAATAAAAAAAAGGTAGCCATTTCTGACTACCTCAACAAAGCTACAAAAGTAGCCATTGCACAAAGAATATTTTATCTCATACTCGCTTCGAAACAAGTTCCCGAGCAATACCCTGCATCGGTTTCTAGTGGCTTACCACATTCTGAACATTCAAATTCTTTTTGTTCGTTTGGATTTAATGCATCGTACCATTCCATCATAATTATATTTTAAAGATTAATCCTGTTATCATTCTTAGTATAAAGTAGCTTGGTGCTATTATAATAATTAAAGTTTGTAGTTTTTTCATCTGTTCTGTTTTTTAAAATTTATTTCTTGAATTTGCTAATATCTGAAACTTTTCTTTTTGAGAGCCTATAAGCCTACCACAAATAGGACTTACTTCTGTGTAAACTTCTGTACCCTTTTTTATGATTTGTTTTTTATATTTAATATCTTCTTTTAAAGTTTCTATCTCTCTACCACCATAACCAAATTTTTCTCTAGTTGTAGTTTCTAAAATTTCTTTAGCTACTAATTTGTAACCAATGTAATATTCTTTTGTGTAACCTTTTATTTCAAACATCTGTTCTGTTTTAAAAGGGAGGTTTTACCCCCCCCCATTGTTATTGTTTAGAAGTTTTTTACTAAAGATAAAAATAAGTTTTCTTGTTCTTTATTATACTTACCTCTAACATAATACATTGTAGCAACAACATCGTTATGTAAGAAGTTTTCTTTAAGAACAGTTCTTAACTCATCGTATCTTTCAACACTTGTGTCACTTGATAATAATTGCTCTACTAATTTAATAATGTTTAATGGTTTCATTTTATTCTGTCTTTATAATTAATAATATTCAAATATAATATTATTTATTTAATTAACAATAAAATTTAATAACTTTTTTTTATTGGATAGCATATTTACCAAAGTTCGGTTTACTAATTACTGAATATGTAGCATATCTGATAGCATCAATTATATGATTATTTTTGTCTATTGGTTTATTAATCATTTTACCACTTCTATCTTCCTGCCATTTATAGTTCCTAAATTCCTGTATTGCATTATGGCTATCCTTTAAGATATGTATTTTAAATCGTTTTAATAAATCTATTCCTGCGTTTACACTATCTGCACCTTTTAAACTTGGTCTAACATTCCAACCCATCCTACGAAGTTCCTCAATCAATCTAGGCTCTGCGCTATCAAAATAAATAGTTTGTCTTTCTATCCCGACTTCTTTCCATTTCTTATGAATGTCTATTGTAGTCATTTGAGTTTGATATAAATGTTCTTTAACGTAAAGGTCATAGTCTTTTCTAAATACACTTACTAAAGTAGTTGGGTCATTTGTATATCCTGCGTCTGCTCCATAACTAATAAATTCTGCATCTTTGGGAATACTATCTACCTCAACATATCTAAATATAGTTGACTTGCTTACACCCTTAACACCAAGTCCGTATATTTGCCAATACTGTTCATCAGTATATTTTAGCCTTTCAATTTCTTCCTTAATGCTATCACTAAGGAAACTGTTATCCAAATAAGTAGTAATGTTAAAATCGGCATCTTCTCTAGGTATTACCTTGTCATAAATCCAATGATATTCATCCGATGGATTAAAGTCAAGAATTATTTTTTCATCTGTCCTAAATACTAACTGTTGCCAATCTTCATAATCTAGTTCGTTGGCTTCATTTATAAATAGTAAGTTTCTTTTTCTTCCTCTTACCTTTTGTGGTTGGTCTAAAGAAATAAATTCAATTAGATTTCCATTTAGTTTGTACTCGTGATTTGACTTATTATGATTGGCTTCTAAATAGCAATTATGTATTTTTAATATGTCAAAGAAATCCCTCATTACAGATGCCCTTAATGATGGGAATGTTTTCCTACATATTGTTATTGTTTTTCCTGTATTCTTTAGTGAATAATGAAATATAATATACAACAGTATGTTATAAGTCTTACCCGACCTAGTTCCACCTTGTTCTATTGATATTTTTTTATCTGTTTCTAATAGATGCTCAAAAACTACATTAGTCTTTATCTTCACTATTCTTAATTATTTCAATCTGAAAATTAGTTGGCATTCCATCTGCTCCTGTTATCTCTTGCCTTTCAACATACCCTCTTTTCTTTCCTTTTGTCTTTAAATAGAATATTGTAGCTGCAGTTGAATTATCAGAAATCTGTTTGTGTAATTGACTTTCTGCAAAGTCTAAAGCAACGTTCTCTATTTCCTGTACTGCTATTGCAAACATTTCATCTTCCTTTAGCCATTTATAATATGTGCTTCTAGGTATATCTGCTTTCTTACAAGCTACTGTAACAACTCCTAGACTTTGTTCTAGTGCTGCTAATAGTGATTCTTTTTTTATATGTCTACTTTCGTTCATTTTATATTAAATATTTTTTGTATATTGTCGTCTCAAATGCGATAGTAGTGTAAAAGTAACACATCTAGTAACCAACTAGAAAATGGCATTCAAATTGACCCTATCGCTCAAAGGGGATTACCAATAGGGGTATAAAAGCAAGTTCGAACCTTGCAATCTCCACAAATTAAACAACCTTTCTTTCTTGGACGGTTGTTTTTTTACCTTTATACATTCCTGCACCTTGTTTATCTATTTCACTAAATGGTAAAATTTCTTTAGTGATTTTCATATTTTTATTAATTAAATAGATATATTTTAATTGTTTTCCTTTAAATGGTTTCCAATCTCTAAATTCTTTGCTAATTTTTAAATGATGTGCCTGTATAATGTGCATCGCTTTCCCTGTTTTTGGATTTATTCTTAAAGCAGTATTATCTGCAATACCAACTAACTTAAAACCACTTGCTCGGTATATTGTTCCGTCTCCACATTGCGTTCCGTCTGCAAAACTTATTATCCATTTTATTTGAGGTGCATTTTTTTTAATTAATCTTATACTAATAGCGATACATCTACTTTCTGAATACTTAGGCAAATAATCATCAAAAGCCATTCTATTCAATTCTATAAACTCATTCCAACCTGTACCCTCTACTAAATTAATAGTTCCTTTTTTATTTATACTGTGACCATATTGCATAACTCCGTGCAACTTGTTATCTAAAAAACATCCAAAATGCAGGGTGCTATTTGGCACAACCTTTCCTGAATAGTGCGTTTTTTTTACAAACTCATTTGCTGTTTTACTTGGTATAACTTTTACTATTATTTCTTTTGCTCTACCCATTTTTGATTTTTTCTAAACACCTTACTATCTTTTGGAAATTCTTTTTCTTTTTTTGCTAAATAAAATCTTAAACCTTTATTTAACGGATATAGATATAAATACCTAAAAGACTTTATTAGTTCTCCCTTTCCAAATAAATATTCGCCTACATTTTGACCCCCTTTAATACCTTTTGGAACACGACCGAATCTCATTGGTGCTATTATATTTTTATATTCACCTGCACTTGTTAAATAGAAATCATTGCATTTTTCTTTTCCGAAGTATTGCCAAGAACTAGATTGATAAACTATTCCACAATCATTTTTACAACCTCCTGCGTGTGTAATTAAAACTTTTATTTTTGTATTTTTTTTGAATAATTCATAAACTTTGCCTAGAACAAAACTTTCAGTATTAAAACCTAAAGTATCTAAAATGTTCATTCTTTGCATTTCAAGAAACTCCCCGTCTTTAATATCAGGAATAAATTTTTGAATTTTTTGTTTTGTAGCAGTTGAATACCCAAAAGTTAAAACACCACTAAGTCTTTTTCTATAGAAAACACCAAAACAAACTTTAGGATTTGGAAATGTTTTCATATAATGATTTTCAATAGTATATTTTTTTGCAACCTTACTGTTAATTACTTTAACTAAAATTTCTTTTAATTGTTCATTTTTTTCCATTCTATTATAATTGTATAAAGTGCATTCGCATTTGAGTTTTCATTTCCAAAAGTTTCAACGTATTTATATTCATCTGTTTTTTTTACATCTGCTATTGCGTTTTTTATTTCTATTGCCTGTTCATCTGCTAAAGTGTAGGTTTGTTGCTGAAAAGGTTCTTTGTCTCCGTCAGGTAAACTAAAATCATCGCTTGTTTCTATATCATCCATATTTTGCCAAGCATCTAGTCCCCATTCCTCAAGGTCTGTGCTTTTCCATTCGTTAGCTAAAACATCCCAATCCCATTCACCAAAGCCAACATTGTCTTTTATTATAAATTCCTGTGCCTGCTTATCCGTTAAATCATCTGCCTGTATAATATAGACTTCTTTTAACCCTATTTCCTTACAAGCCTTGTAGCGCATATTACCACCTAGTATAATATTATCTTTGTCTACAACTATTGGTCTAAGTGATAACATTTTAGGAAATTCCTTTACACTTTTAACAAGTTTTTCAAATTTTTGCTTGTTGATACTTCTAGGATTGTTTTCGTTTTCCTTGATTGAAGATATACTTACCTTTTCTATTTTTGCTTTAATCATTGTTAAT